TCCTTTGGCCTCTTCATCGCGGCAAGCCTTGCTTGAAAGCCATTCCTCACACTTGGGCCCTTCCCATTGATCATAATCCAATGGACGGATTGGCACGGAAGGCTGAAGTCCGGCGGGATCGTTGGGCGGCGGCGGCGCGGGCATCCCGCTCAGTTGCGCCTGGGTAGCGCCAACCTGCCAGGCAGCTTGCGCCCGATCCATCATTTCCGGCGGTACCCATCCGATCGGCTCTTGGCTAATCAGGATTTCAATCTCGGCAAGCTGCTTGTCGCGCGCCTCCGCCGGCAGAAACACCAGCTCATCCAACCCCTCGTACCGCTTGAACGTGGCGATATTATCGGGGTTGTTCACGAGCTGCGCGATGGCCGGGTTGGTCGCGCTCGCCGCGATTAGCTTATCCACGGTGGCCCGTTTCTGTTGCGTGCTCTCGGGGAAGCTGGAGTCCTCATCCGGGTAGCAGCCAAAATTGCCCTTCCGCAGCCGGTCCATATCCACGCGGATCGGCTGGCCGCCCGTGGGCGACGGGATGGTCATCTGGCCGGTCTGCTGGTCGCAATTGGCCGCGCAAAGCGCCGCTTGGTAGCGGATGCGCGCGAACATACGCTGGAGACTGCCCCAGAGCACCCCCAGCCGGCCCATGGCCTGGGCGCGCGCTTGAGCGTACCCGCTGGCCGTCTTCTGATCCTCCATGCTGGCGCCGAAAACCGCCGGCGGGGTGGCAAGCTGGAATTGTGGCAACTCGCCCATCAGAAGCTGCAACACAGTCTCCAAGCTGGCCGGGATATCGAACATCTTGGTCTGGTAGATGCTCTGCGCCATCGTCTTCGGATCCCGGCATTTGAACCCGCGAACGGAGTTTGGCGCGCTCCGCTGGCTGCGCACGGCGTCCAAGTCTTCATCTTCCGAGTCGAACCAGATATCGGGCCAGCCGGTGTCGATGCCCTCCCGCAGGCCATTCAGCGTATCGTTGAAAAAATCCTGATTGACAATATGCGGGTCCATGACCGCCATGCGGAACATGCCTTCGCCTTCGTAGGGGAAACGCACATCCACATGATCGTCCATCGATGCGGCGAAACTCTGTGCATAGGTGTCTCCCACCCAGACCGATCGGCAGCCATGCGGAAACATCTGCTGAAGCTTTTCGCGGATAGTCATCACCCGGCGTGTCGAGGGCGTGTTGCTTTGATCGCGCGAAAAGGAATCGGATTTTTCTTCGTCCGGCTCTTCCTCGTCCTTGATCGTGTCGAGGGTATCGTCCGGTTCTTCGAGCGGCTGATCGAAAAGCTCACCCTCGAAGGCGGCCGGCCGCAGGAAGACGTTCGCCCGGCTCACCAGGTGCGTATAGGAATCCCCGATCTGGACCTGCGACCGGCTTCCGTTGAGCACGCCCAGCCTGGCCGTGCGCTCGTAATTGTTTTCGCCTAGTGCCGCGGTACCGGCCTTAATCTTCTTTTTGATCTTGGGGTAGGCTTCCTTGGCTACCTTCACATCGGGATCGTCGTAGACGATGCAGTAAAGGAAATCCTTGTCGAATTCCTTGGCCGTGATGGGGACTTTCGTTTCCAACGTCCCGTGGATCGTGGTGCGCTGGAACTTCTTAGGTTTGCCCTGCTCATCGTATCCAAACCGCTGGCCATCCTCTTCCGTGCGCGTCCAACTCACTGTGCGGCCACTCAGGCAGAACATACGGACAATCTGCTTTTGGATCGCGGGCCGGTCGTTCATCCGGTCCCAGGCGTGGCTGTAATCCTCGGCGGAATGCGCTTTGTCGATATCTTCGGGAACGCTAGGATCGATCGGCTGGAAGTTAACGCCCGGCGGGTTCTGCGTAAGGACGGACTCGATAATATTTACGAACGCTTGGAAGATGTTGAAATCGTCCATGTAAGTCGGGCATTGGACCTGTTGGCCTTGGCTGTTGTAGCCCATTCCACCAGCGCTCTGAATGAAAAAGGAGTTGCCTTGGTTCGACCAGGTGATGTGCTGGTGGCCGCGGTCGTAGAATAGAAGCTTGCGGCTGTGAATGACTTCCCGGCGGCGAGTGTATTTTTCATGGCCCTGGAATTCTACGATCACGCTTTTCAGGGCGTTGACAATCTGTTCCGGGAGATCCTCGTTGTTCGGGCCGTACTGAGGTTCAGGATCTTCTGGGGTTTGGTCCAGGTCTTCGTCTTCGACATCGGGGAGCGGCGCCATCAGTTCCGGCTTACCCGTTCGTAAAGCTCATCCAACTCCCGGAAATGATCCTGGATTGCCTTGCGGTGCAGGATGGCCTTCACGGCCTTGCCAAGCAACTCGCAGCACAGCGCCTCGCTCTCGGCATTGTTCTCCGCACCGCAGTAGGGGCACGTTAGATGGTAGATACCCAGCAGTTCGCATGTGGCAATCTGGCGCTCGACGGATTGTAGCTTCTCGGTGCCCGTCATATCTCTTTTTTGATGAAACGCTTTCCCAGATTTCCGCGCGCCCGGATATGCGGATTCTTGGAATGGCTCTCCGCCTCGGCTTCCTGGAGTTTGCTTTTCCCGTGCTCTTTGGCCGCGGCAGTTAGCGCGCCCGGGTGCTTCACCGCTCCGGAAATCCAGTTTTTCTTTTCAGCCATTCCCGTCCTTTCCGGCAGATTCGATTGATCGGTGGAATCGTTCCATTCCTTTACCGCCCGAGAGCCACCAAGAGCGCGGCGTCCAGCGGGACTATTACCCCACCGTTCTTGCCGTTTGCTTACGAATGGCATCCCCACCCCGTTGGCCCCGTTCGATCTGGCGGCCGATCTCGACCGCCCGTAACCATTCGTGCGGGTTCAGCGCTGGGCCACAGAGGCCGTTGGCGCGCGCCAAGCGCACCAGCCGCGCTTCCTCGTCCGCCACTGTGTATAAGCTGGTGGTTACCTGGGGACGGGCGGCGGAGGCTTTCAGATCGGCGCTCAATGTGCGCGGGCCGTGCTTTGCAACCACACAGATTGTGATTACGATGCACAAGAAAGAAAGAATCGTGACCAGAACAATGAGCTCCGGAATATCGGGTGATCGCACGGAAACCTCCTACGATAGATCCCAGCAGCCCGCCGGCTTGCCCATGGCATCCACGAGAACCCCATTCTGCGGGCCATCGGCCAAGCCGGTTGACAGTTTGCCGGTTAGCAGCACCTGGCCAGCTACGCAGCCGAGCGCATTGACGATTTCCTGCGGCGTCTTGACCGCATCGATAACGAGAGTGAATTTCAAAGCAGCCTCCTTTGGCTAGTTGACAATGATAATGATCGGGTCCCCTGGCATGATATTATCTCCTTTCTATTGAATGGTTTCGATGTGCAGGCTCATGAGTTGCACGGTGGTGTCGGCGGCGACGGAGGGTAGGATCGAAATCGAGAATTCGTCCTGCGCGAATAACCCGAGAGAGCCAATCGCCGCGGCGCTGGTGTCGGCGCCAACCGGAATCAAGGTTCCCGCCGCATAGCTGGCGATGAAGAATGAGTCCGGCATGATCGAACCAACCGCAGTGGCCCCGACTGCGTTGGTGGTCATGTCGCACCGAAAACTGACATCGGTGTACGGCTGCGTAGCAAACACGAAGCCGCTCACGGAGTTACAGACTGCGGTTGGGAGTCCAGCCACCACGCCGGCCGCCCATACCATGCCGGTCTGAATAGAAAGGGTGCTTGACGCGCCGGCCGTCAACTTGATCTTGCCCGTCACCCGGACGGTGCGGCCAATCCAGTTCAGATACCCGGCAGGGAGTTCGAAGGTTCCCAATATCGTAGTTGCGCCAGAAGCGGCCGACGAGACCGCCGCTGCGCCAAAGGGGCCGTAGTTTGTTTGGAATGGGACCGGAGGCACGCCTGAAGGCTGATAGGCGAACGTGGTATGACTCTGCGGAACCGGGTTGTTCACGCTCGTAACCGGAGTGATCACCGGCGATAGCGCGCCCGTCGTCACGTAGATCGCTGGGAACACGGCATTCGAGCCGATCGCGCATGCCGGCATCACGCCTTCGAGCGTGGTGAGCGTGCAATTGGTCGAGGTGATGGGCAGCAGGTAGGCCAGCGCGGTCGAGGTGACGCCGCCATAGGCCCGCCAACCCACCGCGCCGGCGGAGGCGGCAGGGCTGGTGATATTCAGCGAATAGGCCGTAGTGCCAGGCGTCTGAGTGTAACTGGCCGAACAGGCGCTCTCGCCGCCCAGGATATCCACATAGGTGATGCAGAAGTAGTACGCCGAGGTGCCCCAGGTGCCCACCGGCGAAGCGGTGAAGGTCACCGTGGTATTGGTCAAGGTGGTTGGCGCCGCGATCGTGGAGAGCGTGGTTGGCTGCGTTCCCCAGTAGCGAAGCGGGGTACTGCGCATGTCCTCGATACCGACATTCCAAAGCGGGGTCACCAGAGCGATGGTAGCGTTGGTGCCTCCGGCCGTGGCCCAGGAGGCACTGAGATCCACCATGCCGCCAGTGCTGCTGCCAGCCAGGTTGACGGCCTCCGATAGCCCGTAGGTGGCTGAAGCGACGTTCTCACCGAACCCGTGCGCATTGGCGAAGCTCGCGGTGAAGCTGCAACTGTTATAGACGGCGGGCGTCGAACAACTCACGGCCGTAGGCGTTACCGTCTCCTGATTCGAGGGGCCACCGACCAGGATCGGGGCATTGATGTTGAGCGGGTAGAATGTGGATCCATCGCCCGCGACCGCATAGCCGAAGGCCACGGTGATAGTTTGCGTGCCGGTGGTGTAGGGGCCACCGCCAATCACGAGCGGGCCGGGAATCCCGGTGCCGCCACCGCCAATGCCGAAGGCATAGTCCAACGCCGAGATCCGGCCGGTAAACTTGGTGCGATTTTGAGCGAGTGCGGTGAAAGACAGGGCCAGCGCCAGCAGGCCGAAAGCGGTGAATCGATTGATGTTCATGTCAATAAGCTCCTTCTCCGGCGCCTTCTCCTTCAGTGCCGCCGCCTTCGTGTTCCCCTTCCCCTTCGCTGAAAACCCGATCCATGTGGCTTTTCACGGAATCCATGCTGGGATGCTCATGCGGACCCTGCACCGTTCCATCGTGGCCCACGTGGTGGGTGGTGTGCCCCATCGAGTGCCCATGGATGTGCATGTGGGTGCCGCCCATCTCGCTGTGCATGGCCGCCAGATGCTCATGGACCGGGCTTTGGCCGTCGCCCTCGGTTTCCATGGCGGGCGCTTCCGGCGAGCCGCCACCCATCTTCGGAGGGCCAGCCATGGGCTTTGCCTTCATGGGCGGCATCTTGTCGGCGGCCATGGCGCGCTGGACGTTGGGGTGCATCCGGCCGTCTTTACTCTTGACCACTGGCGTCTCCTTCCGGCACGGGGCCGTAATCGTCAGGCGGCGGCATTCGGCGGCTCCTGAGCGGGCGGTTGCTCTTCGATGGCCGGCGGCCCAGCGGCATCGAGTTCGGCGGTGACATCCGGCTCGGGAACCGTGGCCGGGACACGCGGCAGGTCGGCCACCGGCGGCATGGTCTCCCATTCGACTAGTGGCGCACCGCTTGGCAGTGCGACCAGCGGCAACGGCGCGGGGCCAGTCTTGCTGGTGCCGTCCTGGTAATAGGCCGTGACGATGGTCCCGGGAATCAGCGGGTTGCGGTGGATCAAGCTATCCTCGGGGCCGCCGCAGTCGCCGCACAGCGGTAAATCGACCGTGCCAGGTACGAATGGGTGCGGAATGGTGGTGTCCGGCCGCAGGGGCAGCGCCGAGTCGGGCTGGTGCAGGAAGACCCGCTTCTGTGCGCCAGCCGCGATGGCCCGCAAGTGCTGGTCGAGATCGGCGCAGAGCAGCCCGTGGCGCGCCGGATCGAGTTGCAGCCCGTAGTTGGTTTCGAGGTGCAGTGCCAGCGACTGCGCGGCGGTCTTCGGTTTAGCGTGCAGGGACATTTTCTAGGCTCTCCTCATTGGTCAAAGTCTGGAACTCGCGCCAAGTCTTAGCGCGGATAACTTGTTTACGCTCTTCGTCATGGGCAGCGACGTTGGCGCGGAGCTGGTCGAGTTGCTTCTGGAGATCGGCCAACTCTACAAAATCGATTTTCCGGCCTAACGCGATAATCTGGCCCTGGAGGCTGTTGACGTGAAGTTCAAGAGCCATGATCTTTTCGGCTGTATGATCTTCGAGAGCGGTCAATCTTCCAGCGTTAGTTTCGATCTGGCGTTTCGCTTCCATGATGTGGTGACGCGCTTCGTCGCCGAAGTGCCACTTCCACCACAGGATGAACCGCTGGACCATTGGCTGAAGACTATCACAGAACGATAGGCGGTGGGAAACCTCGGGGCTGGCGGCACGCGGAGGCAGGTAGGAAACCAAGGTGATCGGCCGTGGATCTGTGGCTGGCCATGTCACAGCCCTTTGGACTCAGATGGCCCACGGTCGATTTCCCTGGTGGCGCGCCAAGCCGGGCCGGTGTCTTACCGCTAAGACGATACCCGCACAGGTGTTTGCCTTGGGCAATTAGATTCGAACTAATGTTTCCAGCCATCTCCATTCTACCGCCACCGCGGCTGTTTCGAAACTCGCGTGCGCTGCATTTCTTTCTCCTGGAAGTGGAGCATCCGCAGATGGGCATCGGTAGGCGACGAAGCCGCGGCGTAAACTTCATGTGCGCGCACCTCGACCGGAGCCTGCTTCTTGGCCTCCAGCATCGAGTATAGGCCGTAACGCAGGCCATCCAGCACGTCTTCCCAGATCGCGCCGGGCACTTTCATCATGTCTTCGGGATTATCCGGATCCCGCACGCCCAGCGGAATGTGCTCGATCGCCGCGGGGCAGTTGGCGCTCACGAAGAATGCCGGCCCCTGCTGGGCGCGTTCGCGGTCGATATTGGAGCCGCGCAGCCCGGCTTGGCGCAAGCAGTTGTAGAAGCACCGCCAACCGTTGATCCGGTCCTGGCGGGCGGGCGTGGGCCATGGTAGATTGTGGCGATGAAGAATCTTGCCAATCGCCTCGCCCACCGTATTGGCGCCGCCCTGTTTCGCCCGTTGGCCGAACGCATCCTGGCTCAGCCAGAAGTCTTTAAGGAAGGGCCGCTCCGCCTCTGGTGTGGCATTTGCGATATCCATGGCGAGGTCTCCCTCCGCACGAGCGTTCTGGAGCAACTCGCGGTACAGGATAATGATATCGAGTGGCATCCCGACGTCGCCTCCGAAGTGACGAATCCAAAGCTCTGGCGATACCTTTCCGATGGCCAGCCAGCAGTGGTAATCGTGATCGCCAAAGCCCCAATCCTGAGCCATCCAGCGGCGCCACCAGGGCTGGATCAGGGCGTTGACGGTCCCGATGTCCAGAACGCAGTGATCGCCCCAAACGTCGGCAAAGTATTGGCCGCTGAAGGCGTCCCAGTTGCCCAGCAACTCACCCTCGCGGCGGTGCGCCGGCAGCGCATCCATCTTGTGCCCTTCCGAGGTGTGGTTGATGAACAGCAGATACCGCTCCTGACTGGATAGCGCGTAGAACTGCTCTTCGGTGAGCGCCACTTGGCCGCGGAACCACTCGTAGTTATCCCATCCGTAGGCGATCAGGCAGTGGTAATCCGCCGGCCGCTCCTTACCGTGGAACTGGCGCAGGTGGAAGACGCGCCGCAGGTACTGCATGGACAGCGCCGGCAGGCCGCGCTCGTCGCTCACCCCAATGTTGAAGAACAGGCAGGTTTTGACGAAGCCACGCGCCGCACTGGGCCAGCGGTTGCAGATACGAAAGCTGGTTAACTCGTTTTCGGTGAACTGCTCGGCCTGGTCGATCAGCAGGAAAGTGCATTCCGGCCCGTAGCTGACGCGCTGGACATCGACCGCGTTCTCGGCGTAGACCATTACGATGCGCGAGCCGTTGTCGAGTTCCCATTCGTAGCGGCTCTGGCGGTAGTAGCGGCCGTGGAACTGCGGCTGTTCGAGCGCCATCTTCTCGGCGTGGTTCTCGAGCAGATCCTTCAGGACGCGGCGAACGATGTAGATGACAATGCCTGGATAGTTGCCGGCGAGGTATAGCGCGCAGTTGCGGAGGCCGCGGCTCTTGGCACTGCCGCGCGCCCCGCAGAACGCCAAGATGGTGGGAACGTCCGGGCCGGTGGCTTCCAGCAGATCGAGTAATGCAGCTTGTTTGGGTTGGAAAGTGCCGCCGTCTATCTGGATTGGCAGCATGGAAAAGGGCACCCGTTTCCGGCTTTCACGGAATTCACAGCGCCCTTCCTTTTTTCAACAGGTGTTGTCGTCTAATCGGAATTGCAGCCATCATATCACAATTGGCAGCATCGGATGCCCATCGTCACGTTGGCTTCCAAGCGGATGTCTCCGTTATCGAAGGTCCAACATTCGCCGGTATCCTTCATGAAGCACACCCACTGAAGATTGTTTTGGGTGCCTGGATCGATGACGAACAGAACTATCGCTTTGCCCTTCGGCGTATCGAAGATCAGCGGCTGGCGCAGCTCGATCATTGCGTTATCGGCGGCGCACTGTGCATAGCGTGCCACCATTCGTCCTCGGTGATTCCGGGCGGCCGGCGGCCCAAGTGCTTCAACGTGGCGCGGGCATCCTCGAAGACCTGGAACTGCTCAGGCGGCCAACTCACGTTGTAGATGGCTGCCAGCACCCGAACCAGCGCCGTGCTCAGGCAGAGTTGTTTCATGTCCAGGGGACGCCATGCACGGAGACACGGCCCAGCGGCTTCCCTATTTGACGACGTGAGCGGCCAGCGCATCGCTCACCGGCGTGCCGGTGGTGGTCTTGTCGGCGCTCTCGATGGCCTTGATTACATTCAGTATATCCTGAGTCAGCGCAGGTACTGCGCCAAGAATCAGTTGGAGAATCGTCGCAAAGGTCATAGTTTCCTCGTTTTGGACTGCCCGCCTATCGCTCACGCCCAATAAAGGGATCGTAGAAACAGGCGGGCCTCCCGTGGGGGAGTTAGGCGGCCTTCGGAGCCAGGGCAGACAGTGCGGCGGCAATCAGCGCGTTGCTGTCGGCCAGCGCCTGAAGTGCCGTGGTGATTGTTCCACCGAGGGCGGTGATTTGCTCCGTCAGCGCGGAAATCTGCGTGGTGACGTTGGTTTGCACCGACTCGGCTATCCCGGCGGCAATCGCGGCCGATGCTTGATCGGTTGCCCGGTTGGCCGGATAGGCGCTCGATGCTACGGTATCGCCGGTCCCGGTGCGGATCGGGCTGGTGGTCTGCTGAGCGCTGGTATCGCCGGTCTGTGCCGACACCAAAAGGTTCAGCTGGGCGAGGTTGTCGATGGTGGCCGCATTGGTCGCCACACGCAGATTGTGAGCTGCCCAAGCGCGGGAATTGCTCTGGTTATCGGTCGCGCCATCGCCCATCAGAGCGGCGAAGCGATCGAAGATGCTCTTCATGTTCTCGGGGCCACCCAACAGAGTGTAGGGAGGCACCAGATGCGGCCCGGAGGTCGCAGGATACGTGCAGGGATCCATACTTTTCTCCTTTTCCACGGGAATCGATTACGCCGCCTATCGTATCACGCGGCTGATTCAGCAGCTTGGGCGGCGGCTACGAGGTTTTGCAGGGCGGTCTGGTAAGCCGTGGTGGCCGTTGTCAATGTGGCTTGATCGGTGGCCAATGCAGCCGTATCGGCCTGGACCGCCGCAAGGGCTGAATTGAATGCCGGTTCGGCAGCTTGGAAGGCTGCAATCGCTTGATCTACGGTCAGAGGTGTCGGTGTCGGTGTAGGAGTTGTGCTCATGGAACAACGCTACCACGGAAGGGATGCGCGCCTGGGTTGTCTCCGGCGCCAGACGCGCATCGATTGCTCTGGCTACGCTCCGCGCCCTCCTTTTGTGAATTATGGGCGTCCGGAATCTCTTCCGAATCCCAATTGGAGTTTAGCAGGTCTGGAATACGGCGATTTTCATCGCTGGGATGAATCACGTGCGATTCGCCAACCTGCAGCGGCGTTGGGTCGTACTCAAACGGCCAGCCATGTGCCATCGTAGGTTTTGCGCACTCGCGCATAATCGCTTTCGCCTACCCCATCACGGAAGCGCCGCGGCTGGGCACCGCGGCGTCTCCAAGCTGGGTTACGGTCGCTGAGGTAGATTTCAGCCTACGCCGATTGCCGGCGAGCGTCAAGATGCTGGGTTACCACGATGACCAGGTCGCCCAGCTTGTAGGAGCACACCACCATGCCCTGCGGTGGCTTGTCCTTCGAGCTGCGGGGTGGCCGCTTTTTCTTGTCGCTCATTGCTTGTTGGCCCGAAGTTTCGCTGTGAGAGCCGCCCACCGGAGAGCCATTTCGACGCGCCATTCCCGGTGCTCGCATTTGCCTGATTCGCCGCAGATGAAGCAAGGACGCAGATATGCCTTTTCGAGCACCCGCGCTTTGATCCCTGCGCCCCTCATGCCCTCAGCCTACCACCAGTTCACCTGCGTTCTCCCCATGCTCGGC